CTTTCCGGCCGAGCCGAATTTCGAGTGCCGGGCGGCCGTCCAGGTCAAATTCGGCGGCGAGGCCGTGCTGGCGGCGCGGCTGCAGGGCCAGAAAACCGCGACGATCACGGTGCGCCGATCGGCGGCGACGCTGGCGGTGACCGAGGCCTGGCGGATCCGCGACATGCGCGACGGCACGCTGTGGAATATCCGGTCCGGTCCGGTCGATCCCGATGACGGCCGGCAATGGCTCGAGTTTCTCTGTCAGGCCGGTGGTGCGGCATGAAAACCGTCACCATGCGCCGCGATTTCGACTACCGGCCGCGCCGTGGCGTGATCATCGCCTATCGCGCCTGGCAGACCTATCGGCGTGTTCCCGAGGCGGCTGTGCGCGCCATCCTTTCGGCAAAAGCGGGCGAGATCCATGACGACGAAAATCAAGGGGCGGGATCGGCTGCTGGCGAAGATGCGGGCGCTGCCGGCTGAGGTGCGATCGGCGATCAAGCAGGCGCTGGCCGAGGGCGCTGACGAGATCACGGATCTGCAAAAGCGACTGGCGCCGGTCAGTGCCACGGGATCGCATGGCAACCCGCCGGGCGCGCTGCGCGATAGCATCAAGCAGACCTGGGGCGGCGAGCGCGAGCGGTTTTCGTCGCTGTCCGGTGTCGCCGGCGCCGGCGATCCGGATCTGACGGTCAGGATCTCGGCCGGCAACAGCGCCGTGCGGTATGCGCACCTCGTCGAGTTCGGCACGCGGCCGCATCCGCAGGGCGGCATGTTCAAGGGCACGGATCATCCGGGCACGGCGGCGCAGCCGTTTTTTTATCCGGCCTATCGGGCGCTGCGCCGGCGCGTGAAGTCGCGCATCAGCCGCGCGACCAACAAGGCGGCGAAAAAGGTGGCAGGCAATGGCTAGTGTCGCGCTCGAGCTGCAGGCGGCGATCGTCGCGCGATTGCGCACCTATGCGCCGCTGACGGCGCTGGTCGGTGCGCGCGTCTATGACGAGCCGCCGTCAGCGCCGACGTTTCCCTATGTCTCGCTCGGGCCGGACCAGGTGATTTCCGACGATGCGGAATGCCTGACGTCATTCGAGGCCTTCCTGCAGCTCGACGCCTGGTCGCGCCAGCAAGGCCAGGTCGAGGCCAAACAGATCTCGGAAGCGGTGCAGGCGGCACTGCACGAATATGACCTGCCGCTCGCAACCAATGCGCTGCTCGAGATCCGGCATCGCCAGACGCGGCACCTGCCGGATCCCGACGGCGAAACGACGCATGCCGTGATCGAGTTCGTTGCCTTGGTCGAGCAACCCTGAAAGTGAATCGTCAACCAAAGGAGATTGAACTATGGCCCAACCTACTACGGCAAAATTCGGCAAGTTTCGCGTCATGCTCGGCGATAGCGCCTCGCCGATCGTCTACACCTCGCCGTGCGGTTTCACCTCGAAATCGCTGACGCTGACCAAGGACCTGACCGACGTCAACCTGCCCGATTGCGCCGATCCCGACGCTGTCGCCTGGGTCGGCCGCGATGCCGCCAGCCTGTCGGCCGCGGTGTCGGGCGAGGGCGTGATGGCGGCGGAATCGGTCGAGGATTGGCTCGACGCCTGGGAAAGCTCCGATAGCGTGCCGGTCAAAATCGAGGTCGAGTTTCCGGCCAAGACCATTACCTGGACCGGGCGCATGCATATCGCGACGTTTACCGCCGGCGCCGAGCAGGGCGGCCGGGTGACGGCGAATGTCGAGATGCAAAGCGACGGCTAGCTCGCGCGCGTGGTGACGCCTTGAGCCGCGACGCCTCGATCGCGCTCGATTGGGCGGACGGAACGTATACGTTCCGTCTCGGCTGGGGCGAGATCGCCAAGCTGCAGGAAGCCTGCGACGCCGGGCCGTTTGTCATCCTCGAGCGGCTCAACACCAGGGCGTGCCGGATCGAGGATATCAGCAACGTGCTTCGTTGCGGACTGATCGGCGGCGGCATGGCGCCGGTCGAGGCGCTGAAAAAAACCCGCGCCTATGTCGAGGCGCGGCCGCCGGCGGAAAACCTCTTGCACGCGATCGCCGTGCTGTCGGCCGGATGCTACGGCGCGCCAGAGGAACAACTCGAAAAAAAATCCAACGCTCCGGATCGGGCGACCGCGTCGACGATCTTCCAAACGGAAAAATCCGGTTCGGAGCAATCTACGGCGCCGCCGGCAAGCTGAATCTGTCGCCGCAGCAGGTCGACGCAATGTCCATGTGGCAATTCCTGGCGATGATCTCCGGCCAGGTCGAGGCCAGCGGGTTGAGTGTCGCCGAGGCGGACGATCTCTGGCAATGGATGCAATCAAAGGATTGATGTTGTGGCAACCGATCTAGAGCGCCTGGTGGTCTCGCTCGAGGCGAACATCGCCAAGTATGAAAAGTCGCTGCAGAAGGCGCTCGGCCAGACCGACAAGACGGCGCGCGGAATCGAGGAACGGTTCAAGAGAATCAATCCGGGTGTCGCGGATGGGTTTCTCAACTCGTTTAGCAAGGGTGTGATCGGGGCTGTTGCCGGCGCCGTCGCGCTCGAGCAATCGATCGTCAACATCCGCAAGGCGATCGGCGAGGTCGACGATCTCGGCGATCTGTCGGAACGGATCGGGGTGTCGACCGATGCGATCCAGGCGCTGCGCCATACGCTCGGCCAGGCCGGCGGCGAGGCCGAGCTCGCCGACAAGGCGTTCGACAAGTTTTCCGATAGCGTCGCCGAGGCGGCGCTCGGCGCCGGCTACCTGGCCAAGGTGTTCGCGGCGAACGATGTGGCGCTGCGCGATAGCAGCGGCAATCTGCGCAGCAATGAGGAATTGCTCGTCGAATTCGCGCGCCTGGTGACCAACGCCGGATCCGCGCAGGAAAAGCTCAAGCTGGCAACCGATGCGTTCGGCCGCCAGGCCGGGCCGAAGATGGTCGGCACGCTGAAAGAGATTGCCGAGCGCGGCCTGCCGGCGCTGATCGATAGCGCGAAAAATGCCGGCGTCGTGCTCGACCAGGGCCTGATCGACAAGGCCGGCGAGCTCGACAAGGCATTCCGCAAGGTCGAGGAACGGGCGGCCACGGCGTTCAAGCGGATGGCGGTCGATTGGGGCGGGCCGATCCTGCTCGAGACGTTCCGCGGCCTCGAGATCGCGGTCAAGAATTTCGCGCTGGCGTTCGAATTGTTTTCGACGGGCCGGGTCCGCGAGGCGCTCGGCATCGTCTCGCGGTTTGAGGCGGCCAAGCAGCGCATGACGATCGGCCTCGAGGGCAACCAGCTGACCGAGGCGGATGCTGGCAAGTTTTACGACGCGGTAGGCCTGACGCCGAAGCGGGTCGAGATCACGGGGCGCCGGACCAGGCTGCCGAGCGCCGCCGATGACAGCGAAACGCGCGACGCGTTCCAGCGCGAGATCGACCAGACGCAAAAGCGGATCGCGGTTCTCAACGTCGAGACCGAGACGATCGATCTCAACACCTACGCGCGCGAGCGGGCGCGCAAGACGGTCGAGCTCGAGACCGCGGCGAAGGCGGCCAACAAGCAGGCCGGCCTCGACGCCACCAAGGTGACGGCCGAGCAGCGCGTGCAGATCGACGCGCTGGCCGATTCCTACGCCAGGGCCAAGGTTGCCGCCGAGGCCGCCAACGCGCCGCTGCGCAGCTTTGCGCGCGAGGCGCGCGACGTCGACAAGGCGCTGCAGGAGACTAGCCTAAACGGGCTGCGCTCGTTTGAGGATGCGCTGGTCGATATCGTGACCGGGACCGAAAGCGTCGCCGACGCCTTCAAGAAAATGGCCAATGCGATCATTGCCGACCTGGCGCGGATCGCGATCCGCCAGGCGATCACGGGGCCGCTCGCCGGCGGCCTGGCGAACCTGTTCGGCGGCGGCGGCGGCCTGGGCAGCCTGTTCGGCGGCGCCAGGGCGTCGGGCGGTCCGGTCAGCGCCGGCAAGGCCTACCTCGTCGGCGAGAAGCGTCCCGAGCTGTTCGTGCCGAACCGCAGCGGCGTGATCGTGCCGCGCGTGCCGCCGGCGGCGAGCGGCGGCGGCCGCGGCGACGTGACCGTCAACCTGGTCGAGGATTCCAGCCGCGCCGGCCAGACGCAGCGGCGCGACAATGGTTCGGGTTTCGACCTGACCGTGTTCGTCGACGCGATCACGGCGCGCAACATCGCAAATCCGGGCAGCGCAACCCGGCAAACGCTCGGCCAGGCCGGCAGATTGGCGAGTAGGTGACATGGCAGACGCATGGCCTGAGACGCTGCCGCAGTGCCTCCTGATCGGTTACAGCGAGAAGCTCGGCGACAATTTGGCGGAATACCAGCCCGATATCGGTCCGCCGATCTCGCGCCGGCGCTCGAGCGCGGCGGTTCGGCCGCTGTCGGGGGCGATGCGGATGACGCGCGCGCAGATTGCGATCCTCGAGACGTTTTTCGAGGTGACGCTCGACCAAGGCGCGCTGCCGTTCACCTTCCCGGATCCGCGCTCGCCGGGCGATGAACTGCTGGTCAAGTTCGCCAAGGGCAGCGCGCCGAGCTGGCAGCAGGCCGCGCCGGGCGTCTATCGCGTCACGCTGGATTTTTCGGTGCTGCCGTGAGGGTGCTGTCGCTGAATTTCCGCGAGGCGCTGTTCGCCGAGAATAGCGGCGAGGTGGTGATTTTCCTGCTCACGATCACCCATGACGAGCTCGAGGATCCGATCCTGCTGACGACGGATCCGACCGAGCGCAAGAGCGAGACGCCGCTGGTCTACCGCACCATGAGCCGCGGCGAGGAATATCTTTATGCCGGCGTCGATATCACGCTGCCGGATGACCAGGACAAGGCGCCGCCGGCGTCCAAGCTGACGATCGCCAATGTGACGCGCGACCTGATTCCGCTGGCGCGCTCGGTGTCGACGCCGCCGCAGGTCAAGATCGAGGCCGTGCTCGCCTCGGCGCTCGACGACGTCGAGATGACCTGGCCGGCGCTCGACATGAGCAATCTGACTTATGACGCATCGTTTCTGCAGTTCGATCTGACGATGGATGCGCTGGTGACCGAGCCTTATCCGAGCGGCACGTTTTCGCCGGCGGCGTTTCCGGGCCTGGTCTGATGAATTTCGACGCGTTCGTCGGCATTCCCTACGCCGACAAGGGCAGGGGCGCCGCGCTCGATTGCTGGGGCCTGGTGGCGAAAGTGTTTCGCGAGCTGCGCGCCATTGAGCTGCCGTCCTACGCCGAGGACTACGTCACGGCCGAGGACGCAAAAGCGATCGCGGCGCTGATCGCCGGCGAGCTCGACGCCTGGCGGCCGATCGCGGCCGGCGCCGAGCAGCCGTTCGATTGCGTGCTGATGAAGGAATGCGGGTTTCCGCGCCATATCGGCATCGTGACGCGGCCGGGCCTGCTGCTGCACGTGCAGCGCGGCCAGACGTCAATGATCGAGCGCTATCGGTCCGGTCCGCTCAAGTTTCGCATCGTCGGTTTTTATCGGTTGGCAGCAGCATGAACGCGATCATTCCGGCGCGGCTCGAGGGCGAGATCCTGGCGCCGACCGACCAGGTCCGCGCGATCGGCAAGACGCATCCGCTCAATGGCGGACGGCTCGAGCGCTATCTGCCGGCCGGGCTGTCGATCGTCGAGATCCTGACCGAGCTCTATGCCGATCGGCCGGGCCTCTGGGCGCGCCGTGATTTCGTCGTGCATCTCGACGGCCACGTCATCGCCGAGGAAAACTGGCATCGCGTGCGGCCGAAAAAGGGCACGACGCTAACCGTCATGCCGCGGCTGCAGGGCGGCGACATTCTCAAGAGCGTGTTGACGCTGGCGGTGACGGTGGCGGCGCTGGTGTTTGCTGCGCCGCTCGCCGGCCTGATCACGATCGCCGGCTTTGCCATTACCGGCACGGCGCTGTCGATCGCGACCGCGGTGATCGCCGGCGGCATCATCCTGGCCGGCACGCTGGCGATCAATGCGCTGTTTCCGGTGCGGCCGCCGGCCGAACCGGAAAGCATCAACTCGCGATCGCTGATCTCGATCCAGGGCGCCAACAATCAATCAAATCCGTTCGGCGCGGTGCCGGTGGTGCTCGGCCGTCATCGGATCTCGCCATACTACGCCGCGAAACCCTATACCGAGATCGTCGGCGATGATCAGTATCTGCGGCTGTTGTTCTGCGTCGGCTATGGGCCGCTGTCGATCGAGGAAATCCAGATCGGCGAGACGCTGCTGACGACGTTTTCCGATTATACGCTCGAGGTGTTTTCCGGCTTTGTCGGCGATGCGGCGCCGAGCCTCTATCCCGGCCAGGTCGACGAGATCGCGCTCGCGATCGAGCTCGCCAACCCGTTCGATACTGCCGGCCAGGACGGCAACAACGCCGTGTGGCACGGCCAGACGACGGCGGCCGAGACCGATCAGATCTCGCTCGATTTCACGGCGCCGGAAGGCATGTACTATGTCAACAAGAAAAACGGCCAGATCGGCGCCTGGCAGGTCAATGTCCAGGTGCGTTATCGCCTGGTCGGCGCCGGCGCCTGGACCGACGCCGGCAACCAGGCGCAGTTCAACCGATCAACCTCGCCGACGCGCCGCGGCGTCGTGCTTTCGGTCGTGCGCGGCCAGTATGAGGTCGAAGTGCGCAAGCGGACCGGCGACGGTGATCCGGAAAACGTCAAAGACAAAATTGTCTGGACGGCGCTGCGATCGATCAAGAATGAGGCGCCGCTCAATTTCGCCGCGCCGCTGGCGCTGATCGCGCTGCGCATCAAGGGGACCGACCAGCTGTCGGGCGTGATCAACACGCTCAACTGCGTCGCGAGCTCGCGCGTCACGGCCTGGAACGGCTCGGCCTGGGTTGCCAACCAGGTTTCGCAAAATCCGGCCGACCTGTTTCGCCATGTGCTGCAGGGCGCGGCAAACGCGCGGCCGGTCCCGGATGCGCTGATCGACCTGGAAAACCTGCAAGACTGGTGGACCTATTGCGTCGCCAAGGGTTTCAAGTTCAACCAGGTCCGGGCGACGGCGAGCTCGGTCGCCGCGGCGCTCGACGATATTGCCGCCGCCGGGCGCGCCGTCAAAACCTTTAGCAATGGCAAATGGGGTGTGATCTGGGATCGGCCCGACGATTCGATCGTGCAGCATTTTACGCCGCGCAACTCCTGGGGATTCCAGGGGCAGAAACCCTATGCGCAGAAGCCGCACGGCTGGCGCGTCGCCTTTATCAATGAGGACAATGGTTTCACGCAGGATGAGCGTATCGTCTATGACGACGGCTACGACGCGGGCAATGCCACGCTGTTCGAAGGCATGCAGTTTCCCGGCGTCACGGATCCCGAGCTGATCTATAAGCACGGCCGTTTTCATATCGCGCAGTCACGGCTGCGGCCGGAAAAGATCTCGCTCAATGTCGGATGGGAGCACCTGGTTTGCACGCGCGGCGATCGCGTGCGCGTGACCCATGACGTGCTGTTGACTGGTCTGGCCGCCGGCCGCCTCAAGTCGGTCGCCGGCCAGGTCGTGACGTTCGATGAGCTCGTCACGATCGAGGCGGACAAAACCTATGGCATGCAATTCCGCGTGCCGCAGGATGCGCGCATCATTGATCGCGCGGTCGATCCGGCGACACCGCCGGGCGACTATCGCCAGCTGACGCTGGTCGGCGACTTGAGCTCGCTGTCGGCGGCGATCGCGGCGGATTCGTTTCCTCTGTTCGGGTTTGGCGAGACCGAGCAGGAATCGGCGAATTACCGGGTGCAGTCGATCGGGCATCAAAAGGATCTGATCGCGATCCTGACGCTGGTCGACGACGCGCCGGAAATCTCGCTCGCCGACCAGGGCGAAATCCCGGAATATGATCCGCATATCACCATCCCGCCGGATCCGCTCGCGCTGCCGCCGCGCGATCTGCGCTATCAGGAAGTGATCGACGGCCAGGGCGCTGCGGCGCGCGCGCTGGTGCGTCTGACCTGGCAGGTGCCGCGGTTCGGCAATATCACGGCTTTCGAGGTGCAGCGGCGCGATGACGACGCCGGCGGTCCCTGGATGACGGTCGCAACCGTGCCGGCGCCGACGACGACGGTCGACGTGCCGCTGATCGCCGCCGGCGTATGGAGTTTCCGCGTTCGCTGCCTGTTCGAGGGTGGCGGCGTGTCGGCCTGGGTGTCGCTGCTCGGTCTCAACCTCGCCGCGCTGTCGACGCCGCCGGCGGATATCACCAACCTGCACCAGCGCGTCGTCGACGGGCAGACCGCGCTCGGCTGGGATATTATCGATGATCAGCGGATCATCTTCTATGAGGTGCGCAAAGGCACCAGCTGGGATACGGGCCTGGTGGTCGGCGATGCCGTGGCGCAGCCGCCTTGGGCAACTGCCGGCGATGGCACGTATCACGTCCGCGCCTATGTGCTGTCGCCGTTCGGCACACGGATTTACAGCGAAGCGACCGCGACGATCGCGATCGCCGGCTCGATCATCTCGCGCAACATCATCGTGTCGAAAGACGAGCAGGCGGACGGCTGGACCGGATCGCTCGACGGCGGCGTGATCAGCGGCAGCTTTATCCGGACCGATGTCAGCGAGACAATCGGCGAGGCGTTCGCGCAGGAAGTGATCGAGCAGCTCGCGCTCGAGGGCTTGCATATCGCGGTCTATGTCTCTGGCACGATCGTCGACATTGGCCGCGCCGCGGAATGCCGGTTCTGGACCGAGTACGAGGCCTCGGGGGTGCTGCAGGGCGATGATTTCCTGGCGCAATCCGATGTCCTGGCGTCGCAGGATATCCTCGGCACGTCGCCGACGCGGTTTATCCGCGCGTTTCCGATCTGGCGGTTTGCGACCGAGGGCGAAACCGACGTGTTCGCGCCGGATGACGTGTTCGCGCCGGCGGATATTTTCGGCGGTGAGATCAGCTGGCTCGATTGGGTGGCGATCGCCTCGGGCACGCGGGTCTCGCGCTATTTCGTGCCGGGCCTGGTTCTGATTACCGATCGCGAGGATACCGACGCGACGGGCACCAAATTTGCCTGGTTCGTCGACGTTCCTGATCGGACCGATGACTATACCGAGCTCGACGTGCCGGATACCGGGCTCGAGGTGACATTTTATTCCGGCGGCTACAACGGCGAGCCGACGCCGGGCGTCGATCCTGTGCCGTTCAATGGCGGGCCGAACGGCGCAGATGTGCCGCATGTGCAGCGCGCGATCGTCGACGGCAACAACGGCGACGAGGTCAAGGTCTCGAGCCTTACCGCGGCCGGCTGCACGGTGCACGTCGTCAACGCCGGCAGCAACGTCGCGCGCGCCGGCGTCAATCTTCTGGTGCGCGGCTACTGAGCGCAAAATCAGCGAGGAAAATCCAAAATGAAACGTCATCTAAGCGTCGTGGCGATCGCCGCGATCGCCGGCGCCGTCGCGGCCGGCGCGGTGCAAAGTCTGTTTTCGGCCTGGGCCGTGCAAAACGAGATCATTCCGCCGACGTCCGGCATCTATACCGGCGTGCAATATTCGCAGCTGATCGGCGACGGCCTGCGCTCGGTCGTGAGCTGCAACAAGGGGGCGACTGCGCCGGCCAATGTCGGCGGCAGCACGGTCGACGGTCAATGCTGGATCGATGACTCGTCAACGCCTTGGATCAAGAAGCGCTATGTCAACGGCGGGTGGGCCGTCGAGGGCGCGCTCGATCCGACCGATAGCAGCTTTGCCGGCGTGATCGGCGGCGGCATCGGCTCGATCGCGAGCGGCGCAACCGTTGATCTCGGCTCGGTGCCGCAGGCCAATGTTACTATCACGGGCACGACGGCGATTACGGGATTTGGATCCTCTGCGCCGGCAGGCGTCGTCAAGATCCTGCGCTTTGATGGCGCGCTGACGCTGACGCATTCGTCGGCGCTGACGGTGCCGGGTTCGATTTCGGTGACGACGGCGGCCAATGATCGCGCGATCGTCACGCATCTCGGGTCCGGCACGTGGGAGGTGACGCAATTCACCAGGGCAAGCGGCATTCCTCTCGACGCCTCGGCGGTCGGTAAGATCGAGTACGGGCAATTCGAGCAGGTGCCGGAGCTGCACGTCGCCGGCTACGGCCAGGCGCTGACGCGCAGCTCCTATCCGGCCTATCTTGCCAAGGTGACGCGGGCGCAGAACGGAACGCGCACCAGCGGCAACGCGACGATTGCCAGCGTATCGAATACCGCAGGGTTTGGCGCCGGCATGCCGGTCGAGGGCACGGGCATCGGTGCGGGCTGCACCATTGCCAGCATCACCGCGAGCTCGATCACGCTTAACAGCGGGTCATGCGTGACGAGCTCGGGCACCTCGACGGTGACCGTGTTTCTGACCGGCTATGGCAGCGGCGGATCCTCGAGCACGGTCGGCGTGCCGGATTGCCGCGGCCGGACGCTGGCCGGCCGTGATCACAACCTGCCAGGATCGCTCGCCAACCGTTTGACGTCGAGCTATTTCGGCGCTGACTCGAGCATCTATGCGGCCTCTGGATCGAGCGGCGAAAGCGTGACGATGGCGCTCGGCAATCTGATCGCGCACACGCATAACAATACGCTCAATGATCCAACGCACCAGCATACCGGCGCTAATATCGGCGCCGGGCAAGCGGTGCTCGGCTATACCGGGGGCGGGGTCTTTACAAACTACATTACGGCGAGCGGCTCGCAATCGACGCCGGCGGCGCCGACCAACATCAGCATCACAAATGCCAGCGCCGGCAGCGCCTCGCCGACGCCGATGCGTACGGTGCAGCCGACGCTGATCGCCGAGTGCGTCGTGCGCGTCACGCCATAAATCATCCGAGGCCTTTCAAAGGAAATCCGACCATGAAGATCAAACGCATCATTGCGGCGATGCTGGCCGCCTGGTCGCTGCTGCTGCCGGCGCAGGCCGCCGAGCAGGCGAGTTACCAGGCGCCGACCGCGGGGCCGATGAATATGGCGACGTTCGTCGGCACCCATCTCAATCCGGCGCTGCGCGCGCTCGCAACCTGCAATTGGGGGCCGACCGCGCCGGCCAACGGGCCGAGTTCGGCGGTCGCCGAGCTGCAGTGTTGGTGGGATACGTCCGGCGCGCCATACGTGCTCAAATGGTATGTCGGCGCGCAGTGGGTTGCGGTCGCCAACATCAACGCGTCGACGCACGCTTTTACGCTGCCGGGGCATATCATCGGGACCGACGTCCAGGCGTTCGATGCGGATCTGGCGGCGATCGCCGGCCTGACCTCGGCGAATAACAAGTGCTTCTATTTTACCGGATCCGGCACGGCCGCGACCTATGACTGCTCGTCGTTCGGCCGATCGGTCGCGAATGCTGCCGACGCTGCGGCGCTGCGCACATTGGCCGGCTCGGTGATCGGGACCGACGTCCAGGCATTCGATGCGGATCTGGCGGCGATCGCCGGCCTGACCTCGGCGAATAACAAGTGCTTCTATTTTACCGGATCCGGAACGGCGGCGACCTATGACTGCAGCTCGTTTGGCCGATCGGTTGCCAACGTCGCCGATGCGGCGGCGCTGCGCACGCTCGGCGGCCTGGTGATCGGGACCAACGTCCAGGCGTTCGATGCGGATCTGTCGGCGCTGGCAGGCAATTCGACGGACGGCCTCTGGGCGCATACCGGCGCCGGCACCGGCGCCGCCAGAACGCTGACGGCGCCGGCGGCCGGTCTGACGATCACCAACCCGGCGGGCATCGCCGGCAATCCGACCTTTGCGCTGGCGAATGATCTGGCGGCGCTCGAGGGCCTGGCGTCAACCGGCATCGCGCGGCGAACCGGCAGCGACGCCTGGTCGGTCGGCACGGCGGTCGCGAATTCCGAGCTCGCGACGATGGCGGCCTATTCGTTCAAGATGAACGCAACCGGCTCGGCGGCGGCGCCGACCGATGTCGAGATCTCGACGCTGACGACAAAGGCAAGTCCGGCCGCCGGCGACTATGTCCTGGTGTCCGACCAGGCCGCGGGCGGCCAGGTGAAAAAGACAACGGTGTCGGCGCTCTCGTCGGCGGGATCGGTAGCGTCACTGAACAGCCTTACCGGCGCGCTGAACTTGTCCGTCACAAAGCAGACATTCGCTGCAAGCGGGACATACACGCCGACCAGCGGGATGCTCTATGCGCAGATCGAGTGCTATGGCGGCGGCGGTTCGGGTGGAAGCGTGCCGGCCACAACGGGCCGCTCGGATATCGCCGGCGGCGGCGGCGCGGGCAGCAAATCCATCGTGCTCGTCACGGCGGCGCAGGTCGGCGCAAGCCAGACGGTGACGATCGGGGCCGGCGGGACGGCGCCAAGCGCCGGCGCCAACAACGGCAATGCGGGCGGCGATTCATCAGTAGGGACGCTCTGCGTCGGCAAGGGCGGCAGTGGCGGCAACCAGTCCGGCTCGGGTCAAACGCCGACGGGTGGCCTGGGCGGCGTCGCTGGCACCGGAGACACGACGGGAACAGGGCAGGCGGGATTTAGCGGTCGCGCCGGAACGGATGTCTCAAACGTCAACACAGGCGGTGCCGGCGGCTCGACTGACATTGGTGGCGGTGGCCGCGCCGTCTACAGCACGACGGTTTCCAATGGCAGTGCAGGGACAGGGTATGGGTCCGGGGGGTCAGGCGCGGCCGGGTTCAACAATGCCGGCACAGGGGCCGGCGGGGCCGGCGCGCCGGGATATATCCGAATTACCGAATACAATTTGCAGTGACGCCTGGTAAAGGCTACCAACCGAAAAGGGGTGTCTGGAATGTTTCGATTTGCAGCAGCGTTGCTCGCCGCCGTCTTTGTCTCGCCGGCTTGCGCCGGATTTTTCGACGGCTATTCGCCGGCGAATTCCGCTGACCAGGAAACGATGAACTATGCCGCCGACCTTGAGGGTCGTGCGATCAACCAGGTCAACGCAATCCGGATCGATCCCTCGTTGAGTGTCGCGGGAGCGTCGGCGATGACGGGCGAAGGTTTTCGCGATGGCGTGACGGCGGCTGTGCGAACGGTGCACCAGGTGCCGGCGTCGTGCGAAAGCCAGACGCCGGTCAATATCGGGATGGTCGACGGCTGGACGCTGTACAACGATGCCAAGCGGTCCGGCGAGTTCTGGACTAACCGCCTGTTCTACAAGCAACCGGCCGGCGCGCCGGAGACCTGGAAACGTCCGGTTGTGGTGATCAATGACGGCCTCGGGGTCTATTACTCAACGGGAATTTCATCGCGCGGCTATGCCGGCGAAAATGTCGCGCAGATCCTGCTCAATGCAGGTCATCCGGTGCTGGTGATGGCGCTCAAGGGAATGGATGACAAATATTTCATTGGCGCCTGGGGGGTCGGCGGCATCAACCAATTCGAAAGTTTCGTCAGGGCGCGTGGGGATAGCACGATTTCGGTCTGGATCCGCGACGCCTATGATGCGGTCTGCCTGATGCAGCAGTGGTTTCCCGGCAAGGAGATCGGGATCACCGGCGTTTCCAAAAGCGGCAACGTTGCAGCGTCCGCGGCTATCCTGCACGACGGCGTGACAAAGGTTTATCTGGCGTCGGGG